TCGTTAGGTTGCCGTTTGTTGCAGTGTAGTTAAGCTGCAGGTATCTGTAAGCAAGCGGAGCCGCTCCAGGATCTAGCCGCGCAATGTAAACGCTGCCTGCTGCTGCTAATGCAGGGATGATAAACAAATCTTGCGTACCATCCGGTGTGATTGTTGTCGTGCTGTCACCCTGCAATGCAACGGTGATTGTTGAGTCGGACCCAGCATCAGTAAAAGCCACCTCTACGTTTACAACAACGTATAAGCTCTCACCAGTGCCGATGTCTCGAACAGCCCCAAGATCAACAATGTTCGTAGAGACTGCAGTGGCCGTTAAGGCTTGCGAGTCACTAAATTGTAATAGGTCATCTAAAATCATTTTAATTCTCCTTAAATATTAATTGTTAATTAAACTACTAAAGCCTCTGCCTCAGTAAGCGCATCACAAATACGGATCGGAATACCTCGGAAAGACGCCACTCGCTTGCCGTCAACCACATCGTAAGATAGTGATCCACCGCTCGCAACATCGCTTCTACGTTGAATATCAAGGTATTGGAATACCGATCTATTCATATAGAAACATGCTTTGCCGCCGTTACTAAGGTTAGGAATACGGTGAGTCGCCTTAATCATTAACTCAACCAGATCAGCAGCTGATACGTCAGCAACCAATGCAGAGATGTCAATGTTAGGGATACGCACTGTGTATCTCCAATCCTTTAGAGCAACACCAGATTTCCACTGCCAGTGATCAAGGTATGCACGCATACGAGATCCAGCAATTCCAGCCGTTGCCTCTACGGTTGTTAAACCAAGGTCTTCATGCTGCAAACCAGCTTTGGATCCCTTTGGAAAAATACCGTGTAAAGTGTTTGAGCCCCAAGTACAAAGCCAGATAGATGAGTTATCTGCTCCAGAGCCACCGCCAACAATGATGTTTTGTGCATTGTCTGCACTCAAATCATTGTATCGAACGGCCATGCCGTTAAACTCCTCTGGATCCAATCCGCTATTTCCATAGAAGAAAGTAGATGCCATCTCTTGGTTCATAGCTTCAATAAAAGCCTGAGCCTCTGACAAACGGAAAGAGCTAACGTTACCGTTAAGCTCAGCCAAGTCCCGATCAACTTCGCTGTAAGACTCAAGCATACCAATGCCCTCATCCACTTGCGCAGTGGTCGATTTACTGGGTTGAACCCCTTGGTTGATTAGACGCCAGTAAACGGTTGGCAAGCCAGTCCGTACTGTAGTCCTATGACCAGTTGGTAGGTTTCCTTCCATGAATAACATGTCCGTTAGGATTTCGTTATTCTGTGCCAATAATTCTGCAATCATTGGCGTCTTGCCGTCTGGATCTAATCGCTTAGCGAAATCCACCAGTGTTAAAGCGTTTCCTGATAAAACTGCCATTTTAATTTACCTTTCGTTTTAAGTTGATGTTCCCCCATAGAAAATTTGCTCTGGCGTTTTCTTTCCTGTTGATGGCTTATCGCCACCCAGGACCAGACTGTCATTCCCCATGGCCTTTCCTATTCGGTGGAAAATACGGACTAACTCTGGATGATTTCCAAAACCGCTCTTAACGATCTCTTTGGAAAATTCAGGGGTTGCGTATTTGTCGATGACTCTCTTGGCAAGCTCGACCTTTTCTCCGTGGTCTACGCCACCGATTTCTGGGTCTCTTGCCGCCTCAGCTTTCCACTCAGAAGACTGCTTGTGAAAATTCGACATCAACTTTTCTTGATATGAATTTAAAGCTTTCTCCTGGATATCCACCACCTCTTGAGCCTGCTTTTGTGACAATCCTTGCGCTTTACTATATAGAGCAATCTCGTCAAGCATCTCATCAGTGACAGGGCTGTCCTCCTCGGTTTCAAACTCATACTTTTCCGGTTTGTCTGAGTCCTCATCCTTGGCAGATTTTTCGCCCTCGCCATCATCGTCTTTACTCTCTCCCTCAGCCTCATCACTTTTCTCCGCGGGCTTGTCCTCGGATCCACCCTCAGGCTTTTCGCCCTCTGGTTTATCCTCAGCTTTGTCTCCACTTGCGTAAAGCGTATCAGCTATATCCTTTGCTTCGGTTTCTTCGGCGTTCGGTGTAACTGCAGCCGTTTTCTCCTCATCCATTACTCTCTCCCTCTTTGTTTTCTTTTATCATTAATAAAAAAGCATCTTGATTTGTGTCGTTGATTTCCTTCATTAGCCAGTGGCCAATGTCTTGCTGTCCCGCTAAGTAGTGGATCCGTGCGGAGCTCTCCCAGATAGACTCAAAAGTCTTACACCGAGCGATCATTCTCCATAAAAAATTTCTCCCACATCTGCTTTCAAGCACTGCCTTTAGGTCCATGCTCTCTAGAGCAGCCCCAACCTTTTCGGTTTTCTTGGCCGCCCTTACTTGCTTTTCAGATGATGCGTTTTTAACTAAAGCCTTTTCCATTACCTACCTGTCACTATGTCGGGGTTTCCTAAAATCTGAGTTAGAGCTGACTCATCATCAGTCTTCGCAGCCGAGAGATCCTTAGCCGCTCCAGCCATTTGCTCCATGGCTGCCAGCTTTTGCTGCTGGGCTTGTTGCTCTGCCCGCTGCTGTCTCATGGCTGCCACCGCCTCGTCAGTCCTGACGATAGACGGCGGCACGGCTGTCATGTCCGCATAGACATCTGCAGCCTGATCCATGTCATATTTATCTAAGACTGATGGGTCGATCTGTGCGTGCTGTCCTATAAATGCAGCAAACCGATCAACGCCGCCAATGCCCACGATTTTCTGGGCCTGTGCCATGATAGACAGATACTCAATTTTTAGATCAGACCCTCTGATTTTTTCAGGGGGCTCAGGCAAGAGCCCCTGGTCAACGTGAATTTTAAAAGCAATATCCAAAAGAGGATCCAACAAGTCATCATTGATCCGCTCGAGCACTGGACCCAGCGCCAGCATTTTCTCCTCGCGCCTCTCATCAACCTCAGTGGCTGTGATCTGGCGTCTGTCGCTGGAGGCCATCATCAAAAACAAGTCCTCAAAAAAGGCCTTGCTGATCCGATCCCTAACTTGAGCCTGCTTAGACTCCATGGCTCCGATATCAAATCTTATCTCATAAGCTGGTCTAAACCCTTGCTGCCCCGAGTTAACATCAAGATATGTGATATCCCCAGGCAGTAGAGATGCGCTCTGATTTCTCAGGCTTGATGGCCCAGTCATCGGCGGGTTGATAGATTTCTCAATCGCCTGCAGAGCTTTTCTCTCTCCGTTTTGAAGCTGCTTAACATCACCAAGCGCCACCATTCCGGGGCAGTTAGTGCCATAAACATCCTCGCCCGTAACTTCCCACCGAGGGGCCAGAGCTGGGAAATAATCAAATCCAGACTGTGACAAATATGTAGTCTGGTCTAAATCAGAGAGCGTGTTGTTTGCGGATCCCATGGTCCCGCGCTCGTAGTAGGTGCTCGAGTATTTTTTAAACTTAGACTGGAGCTTGGTCTCGTCATAATCCTTATTTTTGGTAATGGCGTGGGCCACGCCGACCCATGTCTCGAGCTGGCTTTTCTCATACAGGCTTTTAACCCCTGTAGAAAAACGATCCCACTGGATCTCTCCGCCCGGAGTGTCATATCCAAACTTCTCGATCATCTGTCTAACGGTCATCTGGAACTCACGATAAAACGTGTCCACCTTGAGCTTTTCATTTTGTGAAATCATATAGGACCCAATAGGGAACGGATGAAATTTCATCACCTCACCTGTGAAGTCCTCCTCGACAAACATGCAGGATGTGCCGAACACACCCATGTCTCCATAAATTATGGGCAACACGTTATACAAATTAGATTTTAAAAACGATGTGGATATGATGTTTTGAACAGCGTCAAGCCACATCTTAACCTCGCCGTCCTCAGCCAGCTCCCTGTCAGAAATTGTCAATCGAAACCAAGGTCTAGCTGGGGATGTAACCCCTGACATCATGCCAGCACTCAATGTCCTTGCGGCCATGGTTGGCGTGGTGTCTAGAATTTTCTGGTTTCGTCGGTCGCCCTTGTTAACATCTGTCACAAAAAACCGCGGTCTCCGCGGCAATATGTAGTCAGCGAGATCACGCCACTGTGGCTTAAATGTGACCCGCTCGTTATCGAGCTGTGATCTCAGGAGCTCGAGGCGCTGCCTAAGGTTTAGGTATGACTTGTCGGGAACACTCTTTTTTGCGTTGCCAGCCATTTAAACGCCCAGCAGAGTTTTGCCTGCCCCGCTCTGAGCTTGGTTTCCAGAGTTACCAGCACCAGCGCCACCCAAAATTGTGCCCTGACGGCCACTGGCATCGGCAGCAACGCCCTTTTGTTTTTGTCGAGCAAGCTGCTGCTGCAGTCGAGCGTCCTCTTTTTTCTCTTTATCTTTAAGTTGAAAATCTTCTTTCGCTTGGCGAATTACACCCTGTTTTCTGACTGCCTTGCCTTGTCTCTTTGCGGATCTTGCGGTCTCGTGCTGCTTGACTGCTGATGCTCCGGCTGCCAAAGCCCCTACTACCGCTGCGACTGTTGCTACTGCCATTATACCTCCAACAAAAAGCTACGCTCCTGAGGAGCATAGCCGCGTTTAGTAAGACAAGTGTCTTTGACCGGACTGTGATGTTCAAGAGAAAATGTTATCCAGTCAACATTATCTTTGCCCCATTCGGTAAACTTGTCCAGGAGCATTAGCCCAGCCCTAGACAAACGGTGCTCCTCTTGGACCCACCACGCCGACTCGGTTAACATTCTTATGTCTGGGTTGTATGGATGAGGTATGCAGTAGCCCATGATAAACCCAATTCTTTCCGAGCCTTTCCATGCTACAAACGCAACGTGCTCAGCAATAATCCCCTGGACTATACGCCGTGTATTCTCCTCGTTCTGAAACACCTGTAGTGTCGTACCATAAAATTTAGAAAACTTTTTAAGCTCGACCAACATCCAGTCGAGATCACCCTCCAAAGCCTTCTCCACTCTTGCTTTCATACATCCCCCTAATAATCTAATGGATCAAAATCAATTTTAACCTTGTGGTTTTGTACGCCATACTTGCGCTTAAACGCATCGATGTCTGTGCGACCAGGGATCTCAGGCAGAGCAAACGTCAGACACAGAGCGTCCGCAAGATCTGGAGAAAATCCAAGTCGCTCCTTGATCTGAGCCTTAGGCTCGAGCGTAAATTTTCCGTTCATAAATGTATATGTAGGCGCCGTCAATTCGGCTGCGAGCTCAGGCATCTTAGGTAGACATCCACCACGCTTGACCCACTCAGCCATGAGAAACCACATCTCTGCCCGCTTGTTTCTATAACGCGGATCTATCGCTTTAGATGCGAAATTGACTGGTATAGGGCCATGCCCCGCCTGAATAAGGCTATCAATAACGCCACTACCAAAGCCACCAGTATCGTCGATAAGCTCAAGTTCACTGTTCCATTTCTCCTTTGCTAGTGCCAGTCTCGCAGCGATATCATTCGAGCGAGCCCCCCTCATTTCAACAGGCTTGAATGACATCAAACCCTGGCGAGGGAATAAGACAGTACGATCATCCCCAAACCTGGCAACGTCAACCCCTATGCGCTTTTGAGCAAACGTGTGCTGGTCATCAGTGGGTTTTCTTGCCATAGCTGCAGAGACCTCGTCAGGACCCAGCAGGGTATTCAGACTTGATGGTGGAAACCTGCCAAACACGTTGACCAAAACCCACGGGTTGTCCTTACCATATTTGTCGATCTGCTCGCGTGCCCACTTCTTGGATATACGAGGAGATCTGTTTGGATCGTCAGGATCCCCGGTGATCTCTACGACATACCAGAGATGTCTTTCTGATGTTGACGCACGATATAAAGGACCCTCTCTGTGAGTAGGGTTTCCAGCCATAACAATCTTGCACTCAATACCAGTGGCAAGAGCAGCCTCAGCCGCGGCCATCACTGCATCTGGAATACCTCCAGCCTCATCGATCAAAAATAATATGTAGTCAGCGTGCAACCCCGCAAGAGTATCAGCCTGCTGAGTAGCATCGCCACCCTTTGGCCAAGTACGAGCTGACATAAACCATGTCTCCGAGTGCTCGTTGGCGAAAATCCTGGTCTTGGTCCATGTGAATTTTTCTTTTAACAGCGGTGACTTGTTTCTCCACTTAGCCATCTCAGCCCACAGACCATCACTCAAGTTGTCCGATGTGATTGAGGTGGCTGCGATCTTTGGATGTGGACGAGTCAAAAGAAAATTCCAGGCAAGCATCGCAATCAGCGCAGTCTTACCCGGACCCTTACAGGCCTTCATCGCCATCCGCTCGTTGCGTGGGAACTCCCTGAGGACTTCTTTCTGCCACTCGTCAGGCTCTATACCAAAAACATCCCGCACAAAACGCACGGGATCCTCACGCCAAATGCGGATCTTGTTGCTGGCTGCTGACATCTATTTCTTTTTAGGTGTGGCTTGGACCGCCTTAGGTGTGGCTGGGGCCGCTGTCTCAGCGGTCTTTTCTCTAAGCACTTTAACAAGTGCGTTTAAAGATGCGTTCCAAATTGCGTGTTGTTGGCCAGATCCGTTGGTGTGGTTGGACAACGCTATCGCGATGTTTTGAACGGCCTGGTCTACGGGTATTTCTTGTTGTTGCATGGGGTCTCCTTGGTTAGTAAGATCCAAACATATCCTCAAGGTCGAGGGCTATGCAAGGGATTTTGCTTCTGGTAATCCCATATTATTCTCCTAAAGCTATCAGCGAATCTATGTAAACTATCGCTTCATCTGGTGTT